CCTGTCTTCGTACAGCGTCAGCGTCGTTGGGTTGGTCGTGGAGTTGGTATCGATGCGGTTGCCAAGCATCTTGCGGGCTCTGGCAGCGTTTTCGTACACGTCGCCGCCCGGTTTGGTCTGGACGTGGATGTCGTCAACGCTGTCGTACACGTCGCCGCCGGGGAGGCATTGAGTTGCGGCGCTGACAACCGTGTCGATCCAGCCGCCCCATTGGGCAGAACCGTTGCCGCCGAATAGAAAACCGCCGTTTGCGCAGTGCGCCGACCAGATTCCCGGAACCTTGCCGACAAGAAATGCGGGGGCAATGAAGATCCAAAACCCAATCCCTGCGCCTTCCTGTCCTGTGATTTCTGGGACATTGGCGAACGTGTATGTGGCGGTGAAACTGTTGACTTGGTTGCCGCCGCCATCAACGATGAACAGATTGTCAACGCCAGCAAAACCCGTGCCCAGCGATGCGCCAGCGGCGTTTTGCGGATACGGGCAAAAAATCGCCAGCGGCTCCGAACTCCTGAACATCCCACCCATCGCACACCTTCCCAGCGCCGTGGCGCTACACGCTGCCAAACTCTGTCACGTTGCCCGCTGCCGCGCCTGTCGCGTTGTGGCAGCCTAGCAACACAATATCCGTGATCACGCCGGGATTGTCCACGACCTGCGTCAATCCCGCACCGTAGAACGTGCAACCGATGAAGGTCGCCTTAGCGCCTGACACGCATGTTATCAGACTCTTGACCAGATTTGTCTTGTTGTTGAACGTGCAGTTCGTGAACACCGTCACGGAGTTGACGCCCAACGTCAGCAGGTTTGTTAGCGCCTCCTGCTGGAAGTCTACGCCTGTGATCATGGCAGAACCCAGCAGCGAGACAGTGCCCGTCACGGTTGCGCCACAGCCGCCAAGAAGCCGCGTGCGCGCCTTGGACAGTGCCAGATTGCCGTGCGGCTCACTCGCCAAGAACATCGCGTTGTCCTGCGGAAACGCCTCTACGATCGGCATCTTTGCCGTAAAGATCCGTTTCGCGACCTCACCAGCCAACGAGATGCTGGAGTTCACACGCGCACGGTCGGTCGCATCGTACAGAGACACGTCTTTCTTCAGCCCAAGTGGCGCGCGGTCCATCGTCATCGACCAGTCCTCCGACGATTGCTGTATCCCTTGACCAACATCTGCGCTCTGTCGAACAGCAAATGCTCCGCACGGTTCAGCACATGTCCGAACAGCATTACTGCCAGGACTTCGCCACGAAGCGCCACAGAGAACGAGAACGTATCGAACGGGTCATCGCCCGCGTAGTCCGTGCCTGTCGTGGTAGCGTCCTCTCCCCATAGGTTGTTGGCGAAGTCGTACGCAGCGAACGACGGGTCATTGTACGCGCCAATGCCCAGCCTCTGACGAAGCGCCTGCACAGCGGGGTTGCCCTGATCCACCGCCTTGTTCAGCACGGACTGGATAGCGCCGCCCATGTTCAGAAGGCTGTTCAGTCCAACGCCAGCAAAGTCAGGATTCTGGCTCGCCCAGCCTTTCCAATCCGGCGACGCCACCATGTTCAGCAGACCTGTAGGCCAGCCGACAGCCTTGGACTGCGATGATTTGCCCGAGGTCAACAACCGCGTCCAGACCCCACGCGACCGGATCTGCTCTGCGCCATCAAGGTTGACCTGACGGCTTTGCGCCGCCCAATCGACACCCTGCGCCTGCGAGTCCTCCGTGTTGCGATACGACAGACTCGGCTGCGCCCAAGCATACAGCGCCGTGCTGTAGTCCATCGCGCGACCCTGCGGCGTAATCCCCAGCGTGCAGATGTCCACAAGCACGCCTTGCGTGTTGTTGCCGTAAAAGCCGATCCACATGACCGGAAACTCTTTGCGCGTCGGGTTGTTGATGGCTGGCTGCGTAGCCCAACTTGCCGGTGGCGCTGTCGTGCCGTCGAACGTGATCGACAGGACATGCGATAACACATCCCACGTCACAGATGCCGCAGCATAGCCAGCGCGGCTAGGCCACCGCTCAGGACCAAGCAGAAAGTCCACATCGCCAGAGAACAGCGTCGGGTCCACCAGCACCGGAACCATGCTGTCCGTCTCCAACGTCAACTGGAACGACCACCCCGTCAACGGGATGTTGGCGTCCGACCAGATGCGAATCGGCGTCATCCAGGTATCCTGCAACAGCGAGACGCCAGACGGCATCAGCGTCCCTTGCTTCCACAGGACCGGGCGATCCAGCACAACGTAGTTGGTCTGCCCGTTGCTGATGTCGTAGTTGTACTGACCGCCAAACTGGCGCATGTCCTCATCAGGGATGCTGCTGCGGTCGAGACCACCACCACGACGCCACTCGCAAATGTAGTACGAGTTGACTGTTCCGCTTCTAATAGAACCTTGTTTCGCTGGTTCAGTCTGCATACCACCAATCAACCAGACGCGACCATTCTGAGCCGCAATGCTGGGGTTGGTGATGTTCTGCTGTGCAGCAACTGGACGAGAAGCACCATTGTTCCAAGTCACGGTATCAAACGACCACACCGACCACGAAGGCGTCTTATCGGGCTGAATCTGACGCACAAGCGCGATGTTCTGTGCTGGCACGGAGATGAACAACGAACGCGTCAGGATGTCGTAATCCATCGTAACGTATCCGCGTTCCAGCGCCCAACTCCAATTCATGCGAGGCGCATCCGCCGTAGTTGCAACGCCCAATTGTCCAGCAGCGGTATAGTAGTTCAGCACTGGATTAGGCAGCGCGCTATCGAACATCGGACGGATCTCGTCAGAGATGTACATGATGTCAAACGGACCAGCGCCAATCGCTTGAATGCCTCGCAGGCTTGCCCATGCCAGCGTTCCGTCCATCTTGGACAGTGCGGATGGACCGATACAGCCAATCGCATCAGTCAACTGCGTCAACTGTCCAGATGCAGGACTACCCGCCGACGGCTGGAATACCCACGTCTCATTCAGACCGAAGATGTACAGATACCCGTTGTTCTGCGCGATCGCGGTGATGTCCGTCTGCATGTTGACGGGGATGCGCCACGTATCCGGCACGCTGCCCGGATTGCCGCCCTCAGAGAAGTACAGGATGCGACCGGACGCATACACCACCACGCCGTTGATAACTTCCACGTCGGTAGCATTTGGGAACAAGTCGTTGCCGATGTACGCCACAGCGTCAGTGAACTGACCCGGAGTCGCCACGATGGGAACGACGCGACTAGACTCGCCCAAAGGAACGCCGCTAAGGTATCTACGACGCCACCGATCCACTTGGACGACGTTTGGTTTATCGCCAATGTCAACGACGTTGTAGGCCCACACGCCCATGTTTGGCGCAGTCATGATGATGCAGTCGTCATACTCGACCAGTGCCACTTCTTCATCTACAGCGTGAATCGCGTCCAAACCAAGATCGGCTGGATTCTCACCCCAGCGCGTTTGAGCCGTCATCATCTGAAATGGCTGGGAAATGGTGCGGGATGTATGCACAAACAGCACTTCTTCATGCTGTCGATTTGTCGTGCAGTCGTAAATGCTCACTGAATAGAACGGCTTTGGAGCAGGATGTGCAGTCTCCTGTGACTGCTGCTGTCCATAGTTCAACAAAACCGACACGATCTGCGTACTTCCGCTGTTGGCGATAGTCACAATCCAGCCAAGCACTTTCTGAAAGCCATACGCTGGCGATGCAGCAGACAGACGACTATCAAACTGCGCGACTTGTCCCATTCCGTGACGAGTCTGCCATCCGTGCTTGTAGCGGAACATGTTGAGATAAAACGCCCCATTCGCAACGTTATCCACGCTCGATGAAGCGTCCAGCAGTTCTACCGGCTTGTAGTCTGTATCTTCTGCCACGTCAGCCCCTTACGGAAGGATGGAAACGCGGTTAGGTCCGCTCGCGTCACGACCAGTGGCCAAGAACTCAAACAGTTGCGACTTGCGGTCCATGATGTTCTGCGTCAACGCCTTGTTGATCGTGCCGTCACGGCTCATGTAGACCTTCGCAGCCAGAAGCGCGATGAGGTCAGAGAACTGACCCAAATCGTCCAGCCACGATGCGGACGTCGGCGTCACCGGCCACGGATCGTACTGATAGAACATGCGGAACGTCGCGTTGGCGATCGTGCAGGGGAAGAACAGTTCAGTGCCGACAAGCAGGTAGTAGCCGGGAATCCACGCCACGTTCATCCACGTCGTGTTCGTCAGCGCAATCAACTGTGACTCGTCCTGCACCGGCTCCCACTTCACCAGCCGTAGCGGAGCGGTCTGCCACACATACGCCAACTGAATCAGCCGCAAGAACCGCTTGGCAGTGGGCGGGTTCAACACCGGACCCATGAGACAAGGATTGTTCGCAGCGTTCGCCAAGTCGTATTTCTGGACGTTGTTGACGGGGATGTCCACCGACGTCTGGAACAACTGCGGGTCAACCTGCTGACACGTCCGCACGAACTCGGCGTATCCAGTCCTGACGCAGTACTGCGCCATAGCCGAGTTCAGAAACGTCGGGTCTGTCTCGTCAACGTAGAACATCATCTGCGCGGTAACATCTGCAAGCGTTGCCATCTGCTACCCCACCGCTCCGTGTGACATGCCCGTCCGATTGATCTCCTGACCACCGCGCGATTCCGTCGTGGCTGCACGCTGTGCTACCTGATCTGGCGGCATTGGTCCCTGCTGCGGCATCGGATTGCCAGGAATGCCAGCAGGCGGCGGAATTGGACCCGGAGCGCGTGGCGCAACCGGAGTCGCTGCCGTCTGCGCGATGACCTGACCAGGCACGCCAGCGGGAGCCACAAGCATCCCGTACATCGTGCGGATGTAGTTCATCTTCTGCGCTTCCTGCGTGATCATCTCTGGATTCTGGCTGTTCAGCGCGTCAAGATACGGCTGGTAGTATTCCGGCGAGTCCATGAACTCGTCCAACTGCTGCACAACCTGCTGAATCGGGTCAGTCGGGAAGATTTCAATCGGCAATTGCGCGCGAATCATCGCGACGATGCTGGTCGCCTTGAACGACTTCATCATCTCGGTCATCTTGTCGGCGCTGTAGTTCCGCAAGCTGGACATCTTGAATGCGTCCTGCGGCGTGATTGCCTGCATCTGTACCCACGTCTGCAACCGCTTCTCCACGTCCTCGATGTGGCGGGAGAACAGCGTGCTTGTCTCCACAATGACGTCGGGCATGTCCATCAAGTCAGTGGCTTGTAGCGACTTGTACTCGACAGAGCCAGCCAAACCAAACGCCCCGGTCATCACCGGCTGGTTCCAAGTGTTCTTGGCGAATACCAGATTGGTGATCAGCAAGTCCTTGATACACTCAGCGATTGTCTCCATGGTGGCAGTCATCTGCTGCAGATCCGTGTCCGCCAACTCGTTGATCGCCACGCCAGAATTGACGCCGACAGCGCGCTTGCCCATCGACTGCGAGTGCTGGCTTGCTACGTCCTGCATGAGCGACATGGTGAGTTTGATCTGCTCGTACACCGACTGCGGCACGTCCAAACCGCGTTCACGGTCAGGCTTACCACCCGCCGCGTTGTAGTTGATCACGCCGCCGATTGTGTTGGTCAGTTGCCCCTTGGACACGCCCGAGGTAGTCGGGTTCATCCAGACCGGGTTGGCCATCGCCTCGATCATGTCCGTGGAGCGCGACACCAAGCGGTTCAGAACCTGCTGCAATGGCATCAACTGAACGACCATGCCACGACCATAGATGCGGTCGCTCAGCGTGTCGTAGCGGAAAATCTGCACTGGCACGATGTCGGACGGCGTGCGTCCTTTCCACAGCCATTCAGTTTGGCACCACAAACCGTGACGACCATCCTTGAAGTAGATGTCCCACACCTCGATGCTGTCCTCGGGAATGCGATCCATCTGCTGCGTAGCATTAGGACGCCGGTTGTCCTGCGGGTCCGTAGACGTGCTGGACGCATCCGGCATTTCAGCGGCCTGCGGGTAGATCGCAACTAGAGCATCCTTCTTCCACAAACTGCGAACGCCAACCCAATTCCATTCTTCGTCATTGACGGACCCAGCCTCAAAGCGGATGTCATAAGACGACTTGGCGCACGTCTGGAAGTTCTGTTTCGCCTGGTTGTAGTAAGTGTGCAGCGCGGACGTGCCCAACTCGATGCTCATGCGGATCGCGTGCTTGACGTGCTTTTCCAGCCGGTTCGCGTCCCACAGGTAGTTGGCGCACTGTTCCGTCGCCAGCGCCTTGCGGATGTCCTCACTGGTCGCGGTCGCTGGACGCACACCACACGACGGCGCGTGAAGGTCCAACTGCGCGACCTTCGCCCGGTAGTGCGGGTAGATCATGTTGACGGAGTAGTTGTTCGTCCCTACCGCGCGAGCAGTAATGAACGTCGGTACGCCAGCAGCGAGCGAAAGGCTTTGCTCACCCGCAAGGAAACGTAGACACGCGCCCCATTCCCAAGATAGTGGGCGTTGAACGGGGGCTGCCTTGTGCATCTGGACAAGAAAATCGTGTGGGAACTCGTCAGCTTCAACATGCGGACCTTCTTGCAGTTCATTTTCGTCAGGAGATTCCGGCTCCATGCTCATGTCGTCCATCATGGTGCTCAATACTCCATCGGCGCGAATGACGGCGTTTCGTACGTTGCATCGCCCATAGACGTCGTGCCGCTACGAAGCGCATCGCCAACAGTCTGGTCTTGCTCGCCCGTTTTCTTCTTGCTCAACATCTGCAACAACTGGTCGATGCCAGACGCTGATGGCTGTGGCTGTGCCACTTGCGAGTTGCGAGGACGATTCATGTTGATAGCGCTTTCGCCAAGACCACCGAGCGCCTTGCCAGCAGACATGCCTGCCATTGCGCCACCTGGACCACCAAAGATGCCGCCAGCAATACCGCCAATCACAGACCCAAGCGTCCCAAGCGGAGGCGTGTCATTGGGCACTTGCGCTGATGGGTAGACAACCGGGTCGCGGCGATCAAAGACAGAAGGGTCCAGAGCCATGAAGCCTCCTAGTCTAGCGGCTGCAACGTCGTCGGACCTTGATACGCCTCGCCTGACGCAGCGCCTGCCGCAATCATCTGCTCGATAGTCATGTCGTTCTGCACGCGAGGCTCAATAGCGCGCGGGTCAGGCTGACGCATCGTTGCTTCTGCCCAATGCTGGGCTGCACGCGCCACTTCCGGGTCGTTCACGTTCACCCGCGACAACCCGTAAATCTCGTAGCGCACGTTCTCCACATGGGTCTGGATGATGCCCGCCACAGACGCCGCAACGTCAGATGCCAACCGCAGCGCCCAAACGGGGCTGAGAGCGACGATCTGTGCGCGACTGAGGCTTGGCTTCATCTACTACCCTTGCGCCTGTTTGGCGGCCTTCTGAGCGGTTTTCCAGTGGACCTTGGGAGCTTCAACAATGGGCACATGCACTTCGCCGGTATCGTCTGCCATCGCGTCATACTCGTCTTTGGTGATCGAACACAAACATTGACCGCGTTCAACACGAACAGCGTAGTGGTTGTCGTCGCCTTCGGGCAGCGCACCAAACACACCCTGCATGATCGCCTTCTTTTCGGGCGACATTTCCTGCATGACAAGCGTTTGGCAGTCGTACCGCGTATGAACGCCGTCTGGAAGCAGGACAGTTTTGGGATTGAAAATGAACATGTACCCTCAGTTGCGGCGTTTAACCGGGCTGTGCGTGGCGGAGTTGAACCGCCTTTGGGCCTTACCCTCGCACAGGATTTACTCAGTCACAACCTACGCGAGGTCGAAACCGCACATCGCAAAGTTCTTCTGCGGAGCATCGCAGTAGAAGTTCTTGATTTCAACCCACGAAGCCTCGTACACCGTCAGCGGACGACCCGTGGACCCC